AATAGCAATAATTGGAACCTCTTCACTAATACACATTAGTTTAAGTTCTCGTGAAAGGTTTTTCATACGTACCGTCTCGCTGTCAGCCTTTTGATTTGGTGACATTAATTGTAAATAGTCAACGACAACAAAGTCTGGTTTATATTGATCAATTTTTCCACGTATAACTGAAGGGGTTAAGTCGCCACCGTTATCATTAGAAATAATATGAAACTCTGGCTTGCCCTCTAGTTTATCCGCATGCCATTTTTTAAGCATATCAATTTCTACTTCGCCATTACTAAGTTTACGATGAGACCACAAACCTTCACCCATAATTGCAAATACACGGTTACGGACTTCTGTCTCAGACATCTCAAGACTTATAATGAGTGGGCTACGACCCTGTTTCCAGGCCTGTACAGCGAAATAGAGAGCCAACCAGGACTTTCCGATACCTGGGTATGCAAGGAAGACTCCTAACTGCCCTGGCATGATTCCTGAAGGAAGGTAGTTATCAAACCCTGGTAGCCCAGTCTTTATACCAACATGGCCAAGTAGTTGCTGCTTCTTTAGATTTTCAAAGTAAGCAACGGCAGAGTCAAGATCTGTAACATCAATATCTCTAATTGCAGCAGTATTCTTTTTTAGTTCTGAGGTCTGTGTAATTAAATCATTAAGCGCAACTGTTCCCTGACCATTCTGAACATTGCCTGCTGCTGACCTCAAAATATCTTTTAGGCTATCGGTTAAGTATTCTCCTTGTAACTCTTCAAGATGATGCTTGGTTGCGCCGATATTTGCTACTGGTGAGAAGTCTCTAAATTTTTCTGTTACAAGTTCTGCTGGTGGAAGAGTTGAGTTATTCTCAAAATAAAGACGAATAAAATTCCAAATGTCTCCGTGAGTTCTTAATAAGTTGTCTACATTTGCCTGTAATAGTACATGGATCTGTTTATCTTGAAGGACTGCCGTTATAAGTTTAGCCTCTGTATTATTCACTTAGCCACTCCTTTGCCATTCGTCTACGCTCTTCTCTTTCTTCATCATCTTTTTTCTTGTCTTTTTGTGCCTGCAATATTTTTTCTGCGTTATATGCAAAGTAATTCCAAGACGGATGCTCTGCAACTTTAAAGTAGTACTCAAGTATATCGTAGCATCCAGAGATGCCGTATGACTCTACAAGAGCGTCTGAGGCCCATTGCTCTACATTTAAATTAAGTGATGGCTTTTGCTCATACCTTGCAGTATGAAACTTGCTGTAGCGTGAAAGCAAAGCCATTCGGTCTTTGCGTTCGGCCATTACTTTTCGTCAGCCTCCGCTTGGGCTTCAACGATCTTTGCAGTTAGTTTGTCTTCAACAAACTTGTACACTCTTTCAAAAGCCTGATCTGTATTTTCTCCATCACGCTTTGAATCAACTACACCAAGATCAAGCCTTAGTGATTGAAAATTTCCAAGATTTAATGTATACCCCAGCGTTACTGATACTTTAGTTTCTTCTGCCATTACCCCTCCAAGGGACTTAGTTAATTGATTCATTCCAAATCGGAATGTATCTTCCATCTTCTGTTCTCGTATATGTAAGTATACCATCGCCCATTCGCCGTGTCAACTCTGCTTTTGTAGGCGTAATATCATTTGTTATTAAATTATCTTTTCTTGGTCTTCCAATATGGTGTGTAGCAAGTATATCACGGATCTCTCTTACTTGGGATTCTGAATAGTATGATCTTACTTGCCACCCTCTATCCCCGCCTTTTTGCGATCCTGTAGGAAATGGAATGACTCCTCGTTTCATTAATGATGGCATATACTTTTTATGACGATTAACTAAATCAGCAGTCTGTCCTACAGTATATGCTCGTTCTCTTTTAGTTTTAAAATCATTAATTAAACAACTTTCAATTTGATCTTTAGTAATATTATAAACAGACATAATACCATTAGACTGATTATAATGATGAACTCTGACAAGGCATCCGTTTAAAAACCATACTTTCTTGTTTCCAGGTATTACAGGGAGGAGATTGTAGCCTTCGCTCTGTGTTGTTCCTTTTTTAGTAGCCATTGCCCCTCTTTAGAATTTTGTGGCGGGTTAAAGAACTTTCGGTTACCACACAGAACACAATAGACTTCAAGATGATTGATTGCACTATATATCCTATCTATAAACATTCTTCCAGAACATTTGTTGCACTTGATCATTATGCAGGTATGCCAACTGCTATTATATTAATTCCAACTGATACTTCTCCTGCTGAGTTAAATTTGACAACGCCCTCTACACCTGTCGTAGTTATTGCCTTGATTACAACAGTCACATTTTTACCAGCAGTTGTATCTTTAATAGTTACTGGTGTTGCAGTTACGATTGGAGCATAGGCAAATCCAACTCCAAATGGGTATGACCAAGACTTTTCTTCACCTGCAATAATTGAAGTAGAACTTACGATCTCTTTATATCCCCCAACAATTCTTGCTTCTGAAGTTTTTCTGCTTTGGGGACCTGCTGTGGTTGTGTCTACAGTAACATATTTGTTTGCTGATGTTGAGGCACCTTTTTGCAACTGAATAATTGCCTGGGCCATATCATAAATATATGCAACGTCTAAGGGCTGTCCTTTATCTGGAACTGATATCATAATATAATTATACCAGACTCAGCGGTGTCGTGGACTCAAACAATGTTGCTGAAGGATATCTTGTTTTTGGAAAAGTTGATGCCTGAATTGCAAGCATTACGCTTGTTTTGCCAGTATCTGTTACTGCTCTAAATTCATTGCCAGTAGTAGATCTTGCAAACTTCCAATCTGCGTCTCCATTATATTTTAAATATATATCAAATGTTTCAATGCCATTGATATCTTTTGACCAAACTGCAGATATTGTTTTTTGTTGAATAGGGTCTAATGGAATTTGCGCTGTAAAAGAAACATTAAGGCCTATTACGATATGGGTAATAGGATCTTTTTTTAGATTTACTGGAATATTATATATTGGAGACCAATGAGAAACTCTGTTATTATCATCAGTTATTATTCTATACTTTACTTTGTAGGCCCCAGATGCGCCTGCAAAATTTGTTAACTGCGCTTTTGGAATAATCACTTTTTTAATTTGTGCCATTATTGTATACCAAGCCCAAACCTAAACTCTATGTAGTTTGTTGTATTTGGTGATTTTATAATTGGAAGGGATCCTGTATTTTTAATTACAGAGTATCCAGTCATTCCATAGATAGGATTTACTGTACTTGTGTTTTCAATTCTAATACCATCAAGGCATACATAGTGGTTTGCACTTGTAGAGGTATTTTTAAGAACAGAGGTATAAACTCTAACGGTGTCTGCCATAGACCAAGTCCATCCAGAACTTCTTATTGCTGTGTCAATTGAGCCAGTAAATACTCTGTATCTACTTCCAGAGAAAGAAACGCTATCGGATATTTGAACCTGTGCAGACTTTCCAGCATTTATTCCAGTTGTACATAAAAACTCTACAATTATTTTTACAGATGTTGGATGATCTTCAATATCTTCGCCATTCTTATTTATAACAGAATATGCAACCTTAATCAAATCAGACTGGGCATAGTTGTCAAGATTAAGAGATGTGTTAGATAACTTAATATAGTTTGAGGTATTTGACGGAACCCACTTTGATGCTGCTGTAGATATCTCAGAAGAGTCTCCACGCAAAGCAATAAAAGAGTTTAAGTAGCGACACCTCTCGTTTCTTAATACACGGGGATTAGTAGAAAAAACCTTATTATCGGCATTTGTTCTAAAAACTTTAGAGGTTGTTGAAATAATATTGTCTCCATCATTGCCATCTAGTGGCTCTGGGATATATGGTATTGTTGATGAATCTCCAGAGTACTCCCAGTTTTCAGAAAATGTATACAGAATTTTGCTATCGTATGCTCCCGCTGTTGTGTTTGCTCCTGCAGAGAATACACCAATTTCTGTAATTTCATATCTTTCTTCTGTTGGTAGTTCTGCTGTAAATACAATCTTTGATACCCCATTTTCAGAAACGTATCCTCTAGATGTTATTGGAACACGAAGCATCTCAAAGTCTAATCTCTTTTTTGCTGCATATTCAACTGCATTGTCTGCAGGGTTAGCGCTGGATCCAAGAGGTGTTGGTCCGCAGCCAATTGCAATATGTGATGCGTAGGCAGAAGCCTGACCAATCAAATATTTGGCTATAATGTTTTTACCGTCATTAGTTATCATATCTCATCCACCTCATATATTGTACCATTATACTGACTGCCTTTTGACTGAAGGCTTACTTGAACAAGTTCGTTTGGTTCCATATTGATTACATTTATAACTAAATCTCCAGTGTCTGGGTCAAGGTATACGACTTCTTTGTTTGGTCCCGTTCCTTCTGCTGGGACATGGGCATCTAATTTAATTGGAAAGTTATCAAAGAATTCTTTTGAAGTGTCTTGTAGTCCTAATACTCTTTGTGGGCTATATTGATAACTAAGCATTGTTAGATTCTTGATTGGTCTGTAAATCACATCTTGGCCATTTATAATATCAGATCTTGTAATTGTAATTATTTCTTGACCACCGATATCTTCAAATATTAAGTCTGTCATTATTTCAATTGGAACAAGTTCAGAACTTTGAATAATTAAATTAGGAGTCGCAACCTTTATATCTGCCTTTGCTGCAGTTGAAGATGTTGATGCTGGGACTGATGCTACTGGATCTACCATTACACTACCTCACTTAGATAAACTTCCATACTCGGTCCATCTGCGGACTTTGAATATGAAATGCTATAAACAACAAACTTTTTTCCATTAGTTCCAGAGTAATCTAAATCTCCTTCATAATAGTCAACCTCGGCTATATCTCCAAGTTGAATTGTAGGGTTAGCAAAAACTTTTAGACCTATTGACTTTCTTGGTTTAACAATTTTACCAGTAAGCCAAGACATCAAAGCATTTGCTTCATCCTTTGATTGAATGTATGGGGTGTCAAGACTAAAATCTTTTTTACCATGTGTCATTCTACTAACTTTTATATCTTCATATTGTCTTGAAACTTTATTTGGATATGAAACTAATGTGTCTCCGCTATATTGTGGATTTGCAAAATCGCTATTTTTTGAATAATATTCGTCTACGCTAAGCGACTCATCTGTTTCTTGCGTAAATGTTACTCCTTGAATTCTTAGGTAGTTACCTGATGCAGAGTCAAGAGTAATTGCTTTATCTGTTGCATTAAAAATTATAAACTCTGCCCCGTATGCTCCTGCTCTAAAACCAGAAACTGAGTACCCTTTTATAGAATTAAATGTTGGAGATAATTGAGCATAGATTGCTGGATATGCTTTTTCATATTTAATCTTAAACACTGATGCTTCTCTCATGATAGTTCCAAACTCTTCAAAATATAAATTGCTTTGAGGTGGCTCATAAGAACTGATTCCTGTTAAGTATGTTGATTGAATGATTCCACTCATTGCATACTTTCTCATGGATTCACTAGTGTTAACTTCTCCATCTTCATCAAAAACTGTTGCTGCTGGAGTGTTCAAAACATACTTACTATTCTGACCATAGTTTGCTCCGATAGCATAGATATTTTCAAACATCACACGAGAAGACCCTCTTGTGAAAAGAGCCATATTGTTATAGACTGGCAAAGGATCTTTGTCTATTACGCTTGCAATAAACTGATTGTTTAAATAAATATAGAACTTTCTTTCATTTCCAATATTCTCATACTCTATAGATATATCATATACTGTTGGTGTCTTCTCTGCTGCCATACGGTATTGACCTGTAAACTTTCCATCATCTACAACTATGTTTGCTAAGCCAGCGTACAGTTTCTCTGGTATTGCTTCTGCTGTGACTGAGTCTTTCTTTACCTTGTAAAAAATTACATTGTTCACATCTGGAGATTTTGTTTTGTCTATAGTGGTTTTACCAAGGGCAACTAGTTCTAAGAAGTATCCATTATTAGTATCTGGATTAACCATTATTCCAAGGCCACCTGAGCCACCAACAATAGTTACATCTTTGTCTGGAGTTGTTCCAGGAATTAAATAATATGATGTTGCTCCCACTGCAGTTTGTCCACGATCAGCATTATTTTCTATTTTGCCAACTATTCTCATTCTGGTTCCAAAATGCGTAAACTTGTTTGTCATTGGCTTATAAACATAAGATATAAAATCAAGAGGCGACTCTGAAGTCTTAAATGACGGTCCTGCCATTATTAAGGCTGATGACTGAATTGTTCCAGTGCTTGTTGATTGCATGTTTGAAACATCTGCTTCTTTGTAATATTGAGTTGAAAGAAAATTCTTTATTACACCATTTCTTGTTGTATTTTTTGCTAACTCATTATTTACTCCTGCTGCGCCTAGGGTTGTTGTTGGACTAGTTAGTCCTGTTTGGAAAAGGTATTTAGATTGCATGGTGCAGCCTCTTACGTTATTGTTATTAGACCAATAAGGAGACAGACCTGCAAAGTGAGAATTGACTGGAGTACCAAACTGCCCTCTGCCATGCTTTGCAACTGCTCCATTCTGAAGGTACTCTTTTCCATTTAATTCAATATAGTTTGGCTCAGCATAAATTCTAACTAGTCCTGTTGGGAATATTGAACCACCAAACTTCAATTTAGAAAAGTAGTTTTGGTATTCTTGAACATTTGTTATCCAAACATTTCCATATCCAGATACGGAGAACTCGACAGCATCAAATCTTATAACTTCTCCATTTGAATAAAAATATCCGTTATATCTTGCAATCCAGTATATTCCTTCACCAAAGTTCATTGTGTTGTTAACTATCTTATTGCCAGAAACATAAGGAACAACATTGGTAAGGTTTGAGTTTAAAGGAATTGCACTTAGAACATAATCAGACATTTCTGACAATTGATTGTTTACTGACTTTGTTGTCTCTGTTCCAGAAACTTCCCAGAGCAATACTGGCTTATATACCCAAGTCTTTTCGTTATCAATTAAACTTGCTTGCTTAATGCTGCCGAATGTCTTTTGAATATATCTTGATGTAAAATTAATCTTTCCATCATTATAAACCTGGTTGTCTTCTGATGTAACTTCAATAATATTTGATAGGGTATCAGATGTAGAAAGATTACTTATTGCTCTATCTTTAATTAGATCATTTGTTCCTATAAATTTTATATCAGTTTGTCTTTGATTATTAGAAGGCATAAAATAATCTTTGCTCATCATAACAAAATTATTATATTCATCAAAGAACATTGCTGTCTGTGTTGATATGGCTATATCCTGCAAAACTTCTGCAATGGTTTTATTTGAATTACAAAAGAAAAATGGAATTATTGATTCCGTTTCTCCAGATAGTCTCTTAAATACATAATTAGAAAAACCAACATAGTCTAATAGCATACAAACGGCAGTACTAACAGAGACATTTGGAACAAGAAGTTCTGGTGCAGTCATTGATTCAAAATAAAAGAACATGTCTCTTAGAGATAAAGATACTGTTCTTTCAGAAATATTGTTTGTTGGAAATCCTTCAGAGTACATTGTTTTTAATGGAACAAAATAGTCATAGCCATCTACATCTACTGTAATATCATAAAATTTAATTTGAATATTTCTTGTCATATATTTACTTACAATACTTAAGGAGTTGTTAGCATTAAATGCAGAGTCGTAGTCAAATATATTTAAAGTTCCAGTTGAAGCAAGAAGTTGTCCTACTGGCAAACCACTCACGCCAAGATCAGAAGCAGATTTTTCTATTGAAAAATCTAAGGTTTTGTCTGAAAGATTTACAGAAAGTCTAGGAGATATTTCAATCAAATCAAAAGAAGACTGCGGAGTGTTCATGCTATCAACGACTATTCTGATTCCTTTTATGTAATCAAACTCACGATATTTATCTGCAAGGTTTACTTGATCATAAAACTTTACTGGATCTGTAAGGTCTGTAACAAAGTTAGTAACACGGTCTATAGTCTCTTCTTCTAACTGCCACGCATACTCTGGTTTAAAGGTTGCATACTGTCCACCATTATTTCCTCCATTTTGCCATATATAGAATGTTCCTATGTCTGTTTTTGAAGACTGGATTAGGTAAGCATATCCATGGATGTTCTTCTCTGGTAAGAATGATGCATTTGTGTATGTCTCTGCAAAAATAAAAGAGGATCGATATGAGTCTGGAACCTTTAGGCCGTAGGATAACTCAACATATCCATCATGTTTTATTACTGGTGTTCCGTCTCTTCTTGTTGTTCCTTCATTAAATGAATATAGGTTAGTCCAGTTACCATTTTGAAGCCCCTGAATTTTCCATCTCTTTGGAGTCTGACTTTTAGAGTTGCCATAAAATGGATCTGAAAATGTTGAATCGTTTGAAGAGAATGTTCCAAGATCAACATTGCCGACATGAGTTTGCATTTTTACTACAACTCTATTTGCTGGAACATTTTCCTTATAAACAATGAATGGGCAAGCATCTTCAATTGGATATGCAGCATCAATTGTAGAAGAAGATATTCCGTATTCAACTCCATCTTCTGTTCTATATGAAGACCAGTATTTAAATAAGTCATCTTTGTGGCCCATATAGTATCTTGGTCTTCTTGCCATATTGACATTTGAATGGTGGAGATACTTGCCACGTAGAAATGAGGCTTTGTTAATTCCAGACCTTGGTCTAAACTTTGAGAAACAACTCTCTAAAGAATAAAGCATTCCAATTTTTTCTTTTTTAGGAGATAAGGTAAATGGTGCTCCAGAGTCTCTAAACCCACCATCAATTACTACATCAGCATCAGTTGCATTAGTATAATATTTTACTGCAGAAGTAGAAGATCCAGAGTCGTACGGATCAAATGATCCTGGCAAATTTTTATATGGTGAAGTTTCTTTCTTTGGTCTATATCTATAGTTTCCAATTCTTTCAATGTTTTCTGGAATGTTCATATTCCACTCTGCAATTATCGCAGACTGTGTTCTTATTACAGAAGACTCTTGAAGATGTTTCTGCAGTTCGGCATTGTCAAACATTAGACCTCTTCCAAAGTAAGAGATACATTCCAGTAATCAAAGTTCTTACCACGCTTTTCTACAGTATAAGAAAAATCTGAAAAGAACATTTCAACTAGTTGGCTGTACTGCGGTAAGTGTGCATATTTATTTATGCTTGGCTGACCAACATTTTTAAAGTTAGAGTACTTATCGTATGCTAAGAATACCCAGAAAGAGCCTTTATGGTTTTCATACCAATCAAGCATTTCAACTCCGCCTGCTCCTGCATCAGTTGTAAATTGTAATGGCTGTCCATCAATTCTATTTAAATCAGTTGTTGGCTTACCAGTGCTCATATTAAAATCTGGAGAATCTAAGAATGATCTTGAAGGAATCATGTTCCAAGATGTAGAAATAGTTAGTTTATCTGCAATATGATAAGACCTTGTTCTGCCATTGATCATTCTTTCTTTCTTTTCAATTCTTGTTGTTTTAAAATCTAAAGGCCCTCTATTGTCATCTGTTAGGATTAAGAAGTTGTCATAAAGGTTTACATCAGTAACATCTCCCTGCAGAGAGTCTACCTCTAGGCCATTTGGGATATAGACTCCATTGCTTAGGGTTCCAGAGTTCTCTGACCATAGCATTGCTTGTGGTCTATAGTATTGCTTTCTACCTAACATGTATGATGATGATGCCATTATAATCTATTCCCCCGAATTTTCTGTGCGTCTATGCCCTTTATCTGAGCAATGACTGTCTTTGCAATTTCGTCTGGGTTTGAATCAGACTTAACATTTACACTTATACTATAATTATACACTGAGTCACCAATAGAATCTCCATTATTTATTGCCTTCATTCTGTCAACTCCATACGAATCAACAGCATATTTGCTCATTACAAACTCTCCTGGGGACAGCATTGCTGGAACTGTATCAGTTCCTACTGAGAATCCACCATTTAAGAATCTAGCAACATCAATAAATCCACCACTTGAAAGTTTTACTGGTCTACCTTTTGGATATTTTGTAGTAATTCTATTCATTGCTGCAGATGCTAGTCCGTGATCTCCGTCTGCACGGAGTCTTGCTACTCCTGCCATAAGGGAATCGTAATCCGCTTGGGCTGCAGCAAGTGCTCTTGCTGCTGCTTCTGCGTTTGCTGCTGATGTTGCTGCCAGTGCATTCTTTCTTGCATTGTCTTCTGACGCACTATCATTATTTTTTGCATCATCTTCACCACCATACCCCTTAACCCAGCCATTAATATCGCTCCAACCATAATCTCCTGTAGGCTTCTTTGGCTTTGTCCATCCGCCCTTGCCATCTGAAATCCACGCTTTGCCTGGAGACTTTGTTGTTGTATCTGTTGGCGGTGGTGGTGGAGGAGCATCAACATTTGTATTTGTAGTAACAGTATTTACATATACAGTCTTGTATTCTTTTGTAAATATGTCAATAGACTTTGAAGATGGTAGCGCATTAATATCTCTAAGAATATCTGCCATAGATTTTGCGCCCTTAGCGGTAGACTCTGCAATGGCTGCGATTGCATCCTTCATTCTCTTTTCCATAGCCTCGGCAGTTGCTTCTGCTGCTAAAGAAATTCGTTCCCAGTCATCTGCTGTAAGACCAGCAAAAGTTTCTACATCGTCAAGTTCTGCATTGATAGCAATCAGTGCTGCTTCTTGTGTAGCAAGAGATGCATCTTGTTCTGCTAATGCAGTTACAATTGCTTGCTGTGCATCCATTTCTGCCTGGACTGCTTTAAGTTGTGCTTCTGTTGCTGCTTTCGCTGCAGCGATTGCTGCTTGGCGAGCAGGCTCAAGAGCATCTTGCTCTGCTTTTGCAATCTTTAGATCTGACTCAAGTTTTGTCTTTATGTCTGCTATTTGCTGCTCTAGCAAAACCCTTGCTGGGTCATTTTCTAATGCATAAATTTGTTCTGAAATTACATATTGCTCTTCAAGAATTTGAGTTCTTGTTTTTCCATCTTTATTTGTTAAAGCATTAACATCATTTTCTCTTGACTGATTAAGTCCGTCCATCTGTGCATTTCCAAAATCACCTGCATTAGCGGAACGAATATCTTGAACGGCTGCTGCTGCAGCAGAAATATCTCCAGATGATAAAGCATCTGCCAAACCTAACTGCTGCTGTTGCTCTCTTGAAATTCTTTCGTTAATAGATAGTACATTTTGTAATGCTTCTGCTTGAAGGTCATACTTTTTATTTATGTCTTCTGCTGCTTTATCAATTAAAGATAGGTCATGACTAAGAACATTTGACTTATCTTGATAAGCCTTAATTGGATCATCAAACTGTTTCTTTATTTGATCTTCTTTTGCAGAAATGGCAGCGTCTGCATCAGACTGAAGTTTATTAATTTTATCCTGTGCAGCCTTTTCTCTAGCATCATAATCGGCGTTAACTGCATCAACGGCATCATTCATAGACTTACTAATATTATCAAACCTTGTTTGGATCTGTGCCATATTTGCATTAGCAACATTCATTTGCGAAGCAACTAAAGATCTTTCTTTTCCAACACTTGCTTGAGTTTTAGTTCCAAGCAATTTAGTTAACGATTCTGAAGTGTAAGCCTTTTTTGTTGTAGGGTCAATCATTCTTGATGCTACATTTGCTACAGCCTTTGCTCCTACGGCTTCTCCACCGTAGGTAGTTCCATCTGGCCTTGTTCCCTTTTCACTAACATACCCTGCAAGTTCTGACCCAGTCATTCTTGATCTTAGTCTTGACTTAATACCAAGTGCTTCTTGAGCAGCAGATGCACCACCCATAATAATTTCTGACACTGTCTTTGTGATATTTATTTTAATATCTGAATTCTTTTTGATTTCATTTAGGGAATCAACTACATCTTGTAGTGATGCATTTGCGCCTGCAGTTTTATTTTTAACTGCATCCATTGCTGCAAGAAGGGTACTAAGTTGGTCTGGATCTCCAAGAGCATCTGTCATTGCTCCTTCTGATATTCCACGAGACAAACCAGATGATGCAAGGAAGGACTGAAGTTCTTGTCTTCTTGCCATATCTGCATTTTCTTGTCTGGCTCTTGCTCCTTGAGATACAATATTATTAATCTTATCTCTTGTGTCTGCCTGAACAGAAAGAGCATTATTAATCTTTAGTTCTTCATCTGTAATCTTGCCTGTTGCAATCGCTGTTGTGTATGCCTCATCACTTAGGACTCTTTGAATTTGACTATTTGTCATTCCCAATCCCGCTAATTTCTTCATAACAATTGATTGCTGATCAAAGTTTCTGATTGTTTGAATTTGTGCTACATTGAATTCACCAATGATTGCTTTGTCAAATCCAGCCGCAACTTCTTTACCACTTCTACTTAATGCAAGGTCTCCAACCTTAGCACCCTTTGCTAATAATTTTTTACCTTTAGGATCGTTTGGATCAAGTACTCTGCCTTTATTCTTTCCACTCTTAACTTTTTTAGTTGCCACCTTGCCAAACTTAGCCTGCTCTGTTTTGTCAAGTCCAGTAAACCAATCAATAAATTGTCCATTATAACCTTTAGTAGGATCTGTTGCCTGCGTAGCCTTGCCAGATTTCATACCCATTAGTTGTTGTTGTATACCGTTGAATTTATTACCAATCTGTCCACCAGATACAGCCTTGAATAGAGCCTTAATTCCGCCTTCTGCATCAATTGCTGCAAGGCGAACATTCTTAAGTCTTGTCATTAAATCATCAACTGCTGTAGCCTGTCTTTCTGCTTTTTCTCCAACTGGATCAACACCAGGAATTATTGGTCCTTTATTTGCTTCCTTTGAATTTCCTACGTTCCAGGCTTCTGCTGCACCAGATTTTGCAATTGCTGCTCTCTGCTCTACTCCACGATCTCCAGTAAGCCTTGCTATTCCCTTTGCAGCCATGTAGGCATCAATAACATTTGCATCACCAGATGCAACAAAGTCCATCATCATAGAAGTATTTATTTGTTTTCCATCTGCCCCAACAAGCATGTTCCAGTTTGCAAGTATGCTTTGCATTGTGGTATCACCCTTTGCTGCTGCATCTTGAACTTCAAGTTTTGTTAGTATTGTTTTTGCTTTACCATCTTTAGTTTTAAAGCCATCAAGTACTTTTTTAAATGCAGAAACCTTTTTAATTTTGTTAATACCATCAACATTTATATCAACTGTAGTTCCATACTTAGCCTTCATGTTTGAAAGAATATTAATTGCTTCTGTATTTTCTTTAATATTTTTCTTATTCTCTGGAGCAGAGATATATGCAACAGTTGTTTTTATTGTGTCGTCTGTTGCTCCACCCTTCATAAGCATTTGCATAACTACATTTGCTTCTGCAGAACTGCCAGTTGCAGCAACTAATAATTCAAAGTCTGCAACAAATGTTCCGCCTGACTCAGCAAGGTCTGCTAGTCTTATTGCAACAAATGGATCAATAGACCCCGCTCCCAGTTCTAGTTGAAGAACACTCTTAAAGGTACTATCTTCCATTCCTTCAAGTCTTGTTACAGATTTATCAGCAAAAGTTTTCATAGCACTTGAAGAATCTTTATATCTTTCTCCAACAGAAACCTTTACTGCATCATTAAAAGCAGTTGCTCCTATAACATCTTTTTGTGCAACAAGTGTTTCTAAGTTTGTTTTATTTTGAGCAGTTAAAAGTCCAAGATCTCTTGCTCTATCTTTTTCAATTTGTGCTCTTTCTTTATCTGTTTTTGCCATTGACAACTTAATGTCATATTGTTTATTAAGAGCATCAATAGCATTATTTCCACTTTCAATATTTGCAATAGCCATTTGAACTGCTGCTGAATCTAGTTTTGCTTTTTCTTGACTGGCTTTGTTTGCATCCCATAGGCCTTTAGCAAAAAGTCCAACAGATGCTATTGCTAATCCCCAACCAACTGGGTTCCAGATATTTGCTGCTGCAAGTGCTGCAACTGATACTGCTGCAACTGCAGGGGCTGCCTTAAGTGCATTATTTGATGCTAATTTTTCACTAGAGAATCCACCCCCTGTTGCAACTGCGCTATCAAATGCAACTTTTTGCTGATCCATTGCATTTTGTTGTAGTTTAGCAATTACCACAAGAGGATCTTTAAGCAAATCTTGTCCATTAGGACCAAGTAGTTCTGATAGTTCTCCAGTAATTACTGCTGGTATTGTATAACTTCCCAACTGCTCTCCAAGTGCTGAAGCAATACTTCTTGCTTGGTCCATACTAATAACGCCTTGTGTTATTGCAACTCCAAGTTGTGTTGCTATGTTTTTCCCTATATCTTCTTGAGATGCTCCAGTTTTTGCTTGAACATTAATGTCTTCTAAAAGTGCTTTTCCTGGACCAGAAGTTAAATAAGTTTGTCCAGACTTTCTTGTTTCTGCATCCACTCCAGACGCCATATCTGCTCTTCGTTTATTTGCAGACTCTGTAGCACTTACTGTTTTTGTTATTTTAGAAATTTCTATAAATTTGTCTGCTGTCATGGACATAGAATTACCTAAAGCAACACCTTCTTCTCTTGCATTGTCCAAAGACTTTTTCCATAGCCAAATTGAACCGACAACTGCTGTTAATGCAACTCCTGCAGCGACCCAAGGATTCATAAGCATTGGAAGCATTCCTGCTACTGCTGAGGCTGCAAATAGTCCTGTAGTAACTTTACCATCTGCTCCAGACATCATGGCGCCCATTGCAACTGCGCCAAGTGCTCCTGCTGCTGGGCCTGCTACTTTTCCAGCCTTTTCTTGTCTTGCTGCTAGATTTAATTTACGGGTTTGCTTTTGACTTGCTTTCTCTTCTCTTGCTAATCTTTCTTTTTCTCGCTGCTCGGTCAGTGCAGCACGGCGTTCTCTGTCTGCTCTATTCTTTTCTTCATTAGCACGAAGTTCAGCAGTTCTTGCTGCTTTGGCTTCTGCTGCTGCTTTGTCTTTTGCTGCTTGAAGACTTGCTGCTCTTGCTTTTGCTTGTAATTTTTCATGATCACGAAGAGCCTGTGCCAATTGTGCCTCTGTAGCACCTGCTTTTTGCAGTGCAATTCTTTTTTCAATCCATGTATCGCCCTTTGCTTTACCACGAACACGAGTTGTCTGTCTTGGCATATCCTTTTTAGCAACAACTGTTGTACCTGGTGGCTGCTGAATAACTCTTGTATCTTTTGCATCTCCGCCAACTCTTTTAATGTTACCAGTTTTTGCTTTACCATCAGTTGCTTTTATTTCTTTTGTTTTGCCAGTTCTTTCATCACGAAGACCTTCTCCTGGGGTAACAAGAGCATATTCTCCAGTTCTTTTATTTGAAGAAAGATTGATAAACCTTTTATACTTCTTTAGATCTTCATAGAAAGTATTTCCCTTTCCAGTTCTTTCGTCTAAAACAAGTTTTGCTGCTTCTGCTGCATACTTTGTATCTGGATTAATTAATGACTTTAGTCCTGCTGGACCCTTTTTACTTTCTAAAAGTGCTTGCGCTTTTAATTCTAATTCTGCTGCTTTTGAAACCATCATTGCTTCTTGAACTGTGGCTGGGTGTCTACCAGAAGCCATAAATTGAGAAGCAGCATTGTACTCGCCAGGATTAATTTGCAAAGGATTGCCACGGGAAGCGTTCCACTTAAGAAGATTGGCAGTTCTCTTAGATGAATTCATGTAGTTGTTTACTGCTCCAAGATCTCCAAATACTGTGCCAGCCTTCCATTTTGCTGCATCACGGGCAATTGAACTTTGTCCCTTTTCTGCTTTACCTGGCTCTACGTGAACTGCTTCCATCTGAACAAGTCTTGCCAATTTACCAGAATCAAGGTTTGGATATTTTTCTTGCATATAGGCCTTTATCTTGGAAACTTCTCCTTGCTTTCCAAGTGCTTTATTCTTTGCTTCTGTTTCTTTTAAGACTTCCTGATATTCTTTATACCCTTCAATATTGTTAGCCTTAAACCCACCAGCAGCCTTTGTTGCTCCACCAATAGTTAAACGCTCTTTTAACTTACTCCAGTTTCCAAATGATCCTTCAGAAACTCTCTTTCCCTTTTGAGAATCAACATCAAAAAGGTATCTCATGCTTTGTTTTAAATGATCAGCAGTTGCTCCCTTTTCACCTTGACGCCCAGTAAATATAAGTCCATCGGAAGTTTGAACTGTTTGTGTTGCCAGATTCTTAAGGAATAAAGCCTTTTTGTTTTTCCAGGCTTCTCTTGTTTTTTCTGTAATTTCTGGGTGACGAACAAGATCATCCATATATCTTTCAAGGTCTACGACGTGTGG